TCATACATTAGTGCCATCATCATTTCCTTTTGTTCACACTCCCGGCACGGCTCGAACGTGCGACCTACGGTTTAGAAGACCGTTGCTCTATCCAACTGAGCTACGGGAGCCGGGGGTTATAGTTTTGTAAATATATTTCAGACCAAGCCTCTATTCGTCCTTGGATCAAAGTTTTTACAGCAACTCGTGGATCAATATCATTTATAATACAACAGGCTGCTGTGTAACAAGCAGCATTAGGGAACAATCGTTTCTTGGTTTTGTTTAAGAGTAAGTTAGTAATGGATACAATCTTACAATATAATTCGTCATCTATTCTAGATAGTTTACTGTCCAGTATATCGAACAAAGGATCACTGTGGTCTTTGGCGAAACTAGAACCCCAACCGGGTACTCGTAAACCAGATGATATAATATTATCAGCTATCTGTACCGAATCCTCGACTAACAATAGATACATGGTTTGTTCTAGAGGAGCATGCAGTCCACCCAAAGTGGCGATGGCTGCAATGCAAGCAGAACCAAAGTCTTTCTCTACCAAAGCCGAAGCCGCAATAAGATCTGTACTTAGATTATTACGGCGGGCTAATTGATCGTGAACCTTTAGTAGTTCTTTATGTAATGGAGGATGAGTTAAGTTAGAGGTCGTATTCATCTGCATAATTAACTCCCACTACAAAGTAGCCGGGCATATCTTTAGCAGCCCATTGCTTTACAGCATAGACAGCCTCGATGAGTTTATCATCTGTCCATAGAAACCCATTGAGGGCATCAAACACAGCCTTTTGATAATTATCTATATCAGGTCGGGGTGTATCAAGCTTAGTAGTCTTAGGTCTGGTTACGTATAACTCAACGTCAACGTACAACCCCTTATCAAAGGGAGAGAAGTCAGGACCTAGCACCATTGGCACTAGGTCCCAACACTCTTCCCTAAACTTCTTGTAAGGGCCAGCGAAGTAAGCCCCATGTCGTGAGACACGAGGCCTACTTGCTGCGACGGGACTAATTGGGAAAACCCATTCCATCAGATGGGGAGATTATCCGCATCACTTGGGTCTGTGTCCGCTGGATTCGTATAGCCATCGGTAGCTTCAAAGCCACCAGTGCTATCGAAACCTGTACTCTGCTTGTCAATGATCTGAACGCCATTGAGAAACAGGGACATGCTTCCATCTCGGGTCAAGAGAACCGGAGCCAACCTAAGTCGAACCGTGTCTCCACCAAAGGGCAGAGCATCCGTCTTAGCAGCCGAAGCATCTCGACAGGGGAAAGTTTTCTCACCCTTCTTAACCAGAGTCTTGGACTTGGCCTTAAGGATAGTATTACCATTATCATCGACACGCATGCCGTTGATCTTGGTGGCACCAGTTTCCTTGAGAAGTTTATCCAGAGACTTCTGGAGAGGCTTGTCAACAATCACAGCGATATTGTGATTAGCTGAGTCTTCGCCAAACTTATCATCGGGCTGGTGCAGGTGGCTCCACTGAACCATTAGGGTGTCAGTAGTAAACGCTTCAATCTTTGTTGTCATCACTTGGTGTACTCCTTTTGAGTTCTTCCATCGTTTTATTGATACCAGTGACAACTGATATCAACGTTAAGCTTACCTGACCTAAGAAATTCTCAAGATCTGAGACCTTGACGAACATCTCATCAGATTCTTCTTCTTCTTCGACTACCTTAATAGCCTCTTCATTACTAGTCATTCATTAACTCCATATAGGGTTTTCCATTTATTACTACGCCAGCCCCGTTGACTGGCTTCTTCAAGAAGTTCCGTCCATAATACATTAGTTTGTGGTGTCTGTCAAGTCCACAAGGAACATTAAATCCGAAAATTGTCTTGTCAGTGGGACCAGTCATGCAGTGGATTGCACCCACGGAATGGACATGTCCAGATACCGTGGATTGACATCGAGATGCGGCGATAGACAACGCAGGACGCATGCCTGACATGCCTGTGCCATGCGTATAATATACTCCATCAACAGTAAACTCATAGCCCCACTCCCAATTCGGTGTGCCGTAGACAGTTTGATAATCCTTGAGGTACATGCTAGGGATACCAGAAGCAGAGGCAACTCTGTGAACTCGCTCATCGTGATTCCCAATACATACTTTGGCATCCCGAAATTTTTTCCGCCAAATTTTTAGACTTTCCATAGTGAGGCCGTACTCTTGTTGAGCAGCCTCGGCTTCCGGGTGTTTATTATGGAAGGATATAGAATGATGATCAATTATATCACCAATAAATACCGTAGTATCTGTCTTATATTTTCTCTTAAGTCCCAAACAGAACTCAAGATAATCTTTACGCTCAGCAGGTAGGTGAAGGTCACCTATTACTAAAACCTTAGCCATCGCAAGTTTCCTTTACGTCGTAGAAATCAGGATCATCATCATCATCCCATAGTTCATTCCATTCATCTTCGTTTAGTTTATCAACAATATCAACATAATCACCATCATCCAGAATAGTCCACTTCGGTATCGTCATGATTTTCTCCGGGGATATTCAAAGTAATATCAAGATTGTTATTTCGGGGTACTCGATTTACAATGAAGGTTTTAAATAGATTATCCATAAAGATATGCATCATATCCTCTGATGGAAAGTTAATGCTGAGGGATTTGGTATCTCCCGGTTCTAAAGCAAGTTTGGTTATGTATTTTACATTGTGTTCGAGGTCTCCCTCGTTTGTAATCACAAGTTGAGTTCTCAAATGTCACCTCCATATTATGCGAAAAAATATTGTGAGTCTAGCACAGAATCAACATCAAAGTCTCCCTGTACTGGTACGTCGGGGAGGTTTACCCCTAGAGATTTTTCTACGTCTTCTTTGAAGAACTGTAGTTGATTTTTACGATGCATGCCCGCAAATTCTTCGCGGGTTGTCTTAGCCATTAAGGGGACATCGTTAGCGTGACATCCATATGAATCATGTATCATACAGAAGTCTGTTATTCCGTGTGCTAACAAAGTAGCTAACACAAGGAACATGTGAGCGGCATCCAATGAATGGATGTAATTTGGACTGATAGCCTGCTTTGCAGCCTTCCCGTTGGGAATATCTGTCTTCACAAAGAAGTGCAGCTCACGGCTATTGAATAGTTTGGCTATGGATCTACGTGTCTGGATTTGAGTATAGTAATGTATTACTTTAAAACCAGAGGGTGTAGTCCAGCACAGGTGTTGATTAAGATCAGAAGCAACATCAGATATCTCCTTGAGATAAGCCTTGCCAGCATTGCTGCTGCTTAGGGTTTGATCTAATGCTGCTTGAGTTGCTCTAGCAAGTTCTACTATGGCTCCTCCTCTGGTAGCCCTTGGAACCCAGTCTACATGACCCTCTAGGCGTATGTATTTCTGGATACCATAGAACGTAAGCCCATAGGCTTCACACATGGTAGATCTCTTGGTTACGTCACGGTTAATACCAGTTTCCCAGTAATCTAGGAATTGATTGAACCAAAGGTTTTCATTTATATGAACCCGACAGTATTCAGTCACATTATCTGCTACATACTGATACAAGTCTTGTGGTTTCTCGTCGGGGGCCACACTGGTGAGGTGAGCGATCTTCTCGTCCCTCATTATGGAACTCCAGTGCTGGTTGCCGTTGCATTTACCGTCTAGTTGGACAGCAATATCGGAACAGTTGTCTTCCATTGCGTAATCAAAGGCAGCTTGTAGTCTACGGAAAGATTTGTTCTTCTTCTTTCGGTCATCTATCCAGTCCTTATTTTCGTAAGGATCTTGAGCAATGCGTAGTAGCATATCATAATTATCATCCACCCATTGGACTCGCTCATCGAAAGTTCCCTTGTCTTGATCAAATAGGTTGGCAATGTTTACCTTACGCCAATAGACACCTTCGGAATTCAAGGGCTTTCTGGCGGCGAACTTAATCAATCCTCGATCAAAATCAGATGATTGAGGAGACAGTAGTTCACAGGTAGTATAGGCTCGTCCTCTGAAATCCAAGGTATACACATGGTAGAAGTAATCCCAAGCAATAAGATCTTCAGCCAAGGCTAGGCGTACTAGCATTCGGCCACGGGCTTGCTCAGACTTGTACCAATTACCCCAGCATTCTTCCCGGATCTGCATCCATTTGGCTTGGTCTTCTTTAGTCCCACCTTTAGGGTATTCTTCTGTGTACATGAAGCCATCAAAATCATAGGGAGGTAGGTTGGCTAGTTGAGTACCATTCTCAAACAGGTTTTTCATTACCTCGTAGACCTTAACGTCCACAACCCACTCGGTTTTCTGCATACCATTGATACCTCGTAAAACGAGTTCAGACGGTTCGGAGAACTTCTGTTGCTTGGGCATATTACCAAAGTAGTTATTCTGATAACGTTGAACAACAGGTTTCCTGAGATTTCTGGAGATGTAGCCCCCAGAAGCAATCAGGGTATGGTCTACCGGAGGAATAAGCATAGGTCTGTAAACTAAGGTAGAGTTCTGGAGAATATCATGTCTCTTGTGTAGCTCTTTAAGAATCTCAGGATGAAACTCAATGAAACTACAAGTACGGAACTTACCCGACCTAGTTTTTATCTTCTCTTTTCTCATCTCAATAATGTTAGAACTACAAGCGATCTCTAACATATGGTGACCGAAAGAATGCTTGGCTTTTGTACTGAGTTTTACATTGGTTTGCATCTTCTCAGCAAATGCCCTACACCTCTTAAGGGTCCAATTCTTAATGAACTTGGATTGCTTCTTCCAGTCAGTATAATTCGCCTCCTTGGCTTGTTGATAGGCGATGATGTCGGATGCATCGTTTGCAATCTGACAGGCTATCTTCTGAGCCACAGGAGGCTTGTGTATGTGTTCGTTGTAGGTTCCGTTCCAGTAGGCCGGAGAGAACCAGTGTCGTATGATAGCACGTATTGTAATATCAGCCATCTTCCGGGAACCTAGTTCCATTAGGGGGTAGACCCAACTGGGAACCTTGGGTGAACTACATATACGGTCGATCCATTCTTGGTACTTATCTTCTAATTCTTTGATACTAGAATCTATGAGACATTGCTCGGGTATTCCCTCGTCCGGAGCACGTTCATAGTCTTTCCAGTATTTCTGCCGACCATACTCAAGCATGGATTGCTCGTATAGAATTTGACCGTTACGTCGGTCTAACTGAACGTCTTCAGACTCATTCTCCCAGATCAAGTTTTGCCTTCCTTTGCTTGTATTCTTCTTCGGTTATTCTACCAAAGGCAAGCTCGTAATTAAGATCATACAGTTCTTTTGAGATATCTCTAGTTGAGCCCTCTATTGTTTGGTTGTTGGGCTGATAAGTCTCTGGTATGTTGTATGTGTTACCACCTCGGGCTATGTGAGCATCCCTCTTGCGGTGTTTCTCACGTAATTTCCTCCAATGTTTGTGGGCATTGAAAGATCCACCAAAGTTTTGATCAACGTCTCTTGTCATCTATTCCTTAACTCCGTAATTTCTTTAAACAACCCTAGACAAAAGAGGGTTACCAGTAGGGCTATAACGATGTTCATCAGCAGTACATTATTAGGGGAATGAATAATATAATTCTCATTCGCATGGGATACAGTAGTTGGGCTAGCATAAGTACCTCCGTGATAATGGCCCACCTGCTCCCCCGAAGGGGAGACAAGTGAGTCGTGGGGGATCAGAATGTAGACAAGGCCATCTGCATGATGTCGCTAGTCTTCTTGGCGTGGGGACCATTCAGTCTACTGAAGGCTTTAGATTCCTCAGTAGCCTTACGGCCACGCTTAGAGATGCTGTGTTGAATGTAGTTGGTAACTGCGTTTACCGCTACCCATGGGCTGGGTGCAATATCTACAGTTTCACTCTCGAATGTATTCTCCCAGTTGAGAATTGTTCGACACGCTTGCTCGTAAGCATTCTCTTCTTTACTGGTTTCTGGATTCGTAGGAATGTCATTCCAGAATTGCTCATAGGCTCGGAAGAAGAATTGACGTAGACCGTCAACACTGAGAGGCTTTCTGGCGAGGTGTTGTACCTCACGCTGGAATAGGTTACCAGTTTCACGGTATTGAGAGATAATAAGACGAGCATCAGCCATCTTTTCTTCTATGTTACCATTATGCTTGATGGTCAAGCCTGTTGTCTTAGAACCTAAGACCATATCCATGGTGTTCTTACACACTACACGGATGGCAGTGGGCTTGACAATAAGACTGGAGGCTCCATCGTGACCCCAAATCAAGGCCATGTAACGTTCCATGGGATCATTATCGGTAGCCTCAAAGGAATCTGAGTGCAACAGTAGGTAGTTCTTTCGTCCACCTTGTACTGAACCAGCGGATTCTACTGTGGCTACAGAACTAAAGTACTGAGCCAGATCGAATACCTCGTGATTCTGTACTACCTGATACTGCGGTGATACAATACCAAGAACTTCTTGAGTATCAGTACGCACTATGCCACGGTATTCATTGGTATATAACATGTTATCACTAATAACATTGATACCCTCACTCTTCTCAACTTCCCAGTTGAGGCCGGATTTGTCGTAAGCATCCATGACTGACATGGACCTTTCAACAACATTACCTAGACCATGCCAAGCACGTTCTTTGTAATATACGGCAGAATCATTTTCCGTCATTTCGTGAGCCATTTTGCTCTCCTATTTCAGTTGACAGATTTTCCCAGTCCTTGTTTTCCCAGTCTTCCAAGGTTCTCTTAACCTTGTCTCTGGAAGAATAAGACTTGCGTTTTTTAGGACGGTCATCCTTCTTTTCTTTGCGATGAGTACGTCCCATTTAAATTACAGTTCATCATCCCATACACCATAAGTGGCTATCCAGCCATTGAGGGTTGGGCGTACGTTTATTAACTCTGCTCTCCAATGAATGTGGTGACCTTTTCGAGTGAAGAAACCTTTCTCGTAGGCAGGAATATAGTCAGCAGTTCTTGAATCAAAGGAGACCTCCACGTCTTGGTGAAGTAGTTCATAGGAAAGGTTGCCTATAGTATCCTCATGTTCAATTAGTTCTATTTTACTTGTGATTGGGTGACCTGTGTCTGCTGTAGCCTGTTTTAATAGCATGGTTTGTACTCCTTTGCTTCATAACATGACGAGCGACCTCGCCATAGATTGTTGAGTTCTTTAGCTTCCCTGCGGGCTTCACGAAGCGTAGTCCAAAGCGACGGATTAGAACTATACGTATTCGTCTTAAGATTCTTCGTCCGACTTTCTTCAAGCCAACCAAGATCACTTACCCATATGCCGTATTTCATTACATTCTTTTATCATGTTGCGAGGGATCTTATTAATGTTACCGCACTCTTCAATACCAAGAGAATCGGTTACGGATATATGATTATCTTCATCTGCTAGTAAGTATCCTACTGTTCTCATTAGTGGTGGGGGTACAATAGCACATTGTAACCCTTCTGTCAAGTCCATCCAACCACCTTCTCCAGTAGTTTCTGCATCAATCCAATAAACTTCTACGATTTTGTAGTCCATAAGATCCCCCTTTGTTACTTATTAAGTAAACGTTTCCTCATTAGTTTAAGATTTTGCTCGTACTCAGCATCTTCTTCCTGAGTATCATCATCATCATCGTCATCATCCCAGTGAGCATCAGCTTCTCTGTCTTTAGAAGCATGCCAACGACCCAAGTCTCGCATGTCAGAGCCATTCATACATAAGTCTCTTTCATGAGGTTGTTGATTGATTGAGAATGAGATTCAAATCTTCTGGTTCCGTAAAGTTCTTGGAAGTTCTTTACCTTTCCTTGGTTATCGGAACGGAATATCATAGTTTCCCAGCCTCCGTGATCCATAGCAAGAACACGCGATACAACTACGTGTTGTCCACTTGGAAGTTTCCAGAGAGACTTGGAGTTATCTTCATGATTACTTAGATCTTGTAGTTTCTGTGGTCCGGTTGTCATCTTTTATAATTTCCATGTTTTTGAAAAAGAGATCATAGGCGAGATCCC